CTCCTTCGACTCCGTTCAGGTGCACAGATTAACGAGCAGGAATATCAACGTATGCTGAAGTTGGTCCCAACCGTTGACCTTCCGGATACAGTCTTCAAGGCCAGACTGAAGTCACTCCACACCGCTATTCGTAATTCCATCGCCACCAGAAAGGGTACTATGGGGGAGAGTGGATTTATTGTCCCGTCTGGAACACCGGAAGGTGAGGTTGGAGCCGGGGATGAAGCCGGAGTAACCATAATCAAGTTTGACTCACAGGGGAATATGATCCAATGACAATCAGAGCACAATTACCAGATGGAAGAGAGCTTGAGTTTCCGGACGGAACCGATACAAACGTTATCCAGGGAAAGGTGAAGGAACTACTGGGGGGTGGAGGACAATCACCCCCTGTCTCAGCCTCATCACCCATCCTAACCCCATCCAACCGTGCAGTATCTCCTGGCTCAAACGGAAGCCCAGAGGCCCCCGCTGGCATGTCTGTCCCCGATGCCATTCTCGCTGAAGCTCCGCAGACTATGGGCAGTATAGCGGGGGCGGGACTCGCGGCATCCACGCTCACCGCTGGGGGTTCTGTGATTGCCCCTCTAGTCGCCGGGGCTTCTTTGGGTGGGGGTTTTGGTGAAGCAATGAAGCAGATAGGGCAACATCTATCCGGGTCCCTTGATGCCCCCCGGACTTCGACAGATGCAGCTAAGCGGATTGGAAAAGCAGCACTGGCGGAGGGTGGATTTGAGGCCGTTGGGGGGTTTGTGGCCAAAGGGTTTGGCAAGATCCTCTCCCCCTTCTCCAAGACGATGAAAGAGGGAGTAGGGGAGGCTATGGACTATTTCAAGGACAAAATCAAACCAGTCCTTCTCCCGGCTGAAGCAACGGAAAGCCGTATTCTCGATGTGCTACACAATATATCCGAGTCCAGCCTCATTGGGGGAAATCAGATGGCTAAATATAAGACAGCCAGGACTAAGTTCTTCGATGATTTTGCCGATTCGATTGTAGACCAGTTTGGAAGCCGTACTTCTCCGGATGACCTGGGGAACCTGTTTGTGACGGCTATAGAGGGAAAGAAGAAGATACACCAGGAAGCAGCAGGGGTGCTGTACAATAGCGTCAGCGATATAATAAATAAAACACCCACAGTTAAATCTTCTAAGAATTTTTATTCTGATGTAGAAGGTTTTGTTAGAAACCCTAAGGAGTCAATTAAGAGGGCTGCTGAGTATGAAAAGTCTCAAGGTGAATATGGAATGGAATGGGTAAAGGATTCTGCCCAGGAAATATTAGAGAAAAATCCAGAAATTGGTTTAAAGGATTTTATAATAGAAACTGAAAAATACGGTAGATCTCCGGGAGAAATACCTGAATACACAGCTTGGAAATTGTTTAATGAACTGTCCGATAATACTGGTGGGGGACAGATTCGGGTTCCTACCTCTTCACTTAAGGATTTCGCTTCTAAGGTTCGGGTTCACTCAACTGAACTTGGGGGAATAGAGGCGAAGAATGCAGGTGATGACCTCATGTCTGCCGTCGTCGACCTCCCGGACAACCTTTCCTTTGACGCGGCGGTGGAGCTCCGGTCCCGGCTCATCTCTCGGGTGGATGAGTTCTCTGTCCTAAACCGAAAGGCCCCAGCGATAGGTAAGGCAAAGAAGATGATAAGTCTTATCGACACCCAGATTGAGCAATCATTGAGGGAGTTTAGTTTACACCCAAAAAACTACATTAGTGGTGTGGGGGGTGATATACCCAGTATAACTGGGTCCAGAAGGGTATCATCTGAATCGGGAAAGTTAGCACCATACGGCGGGGGATGGAAGGACAATATAGATGCAGTTGAAAGTGGTGATAAGCTTTTGTGGGAGGTTGATAATTTTACTCTAGATAATCTGGTGGACAAAAATAGTCTAGCAAATTTTGAAAGAGTAACTGATGGAAAACACTCCATATATTTTAGGAAGGATAGAAGTAGTGAAGCCGTCGAATTGGCCAACAGAGCACTCAAACTACAGGATGCTGGTCTGAATACCCCAGGTAAAATGGTTGAGTTTGGTAAACTGATGGGGTATTCAGACAACGATATAAAATTTTATTTAGACAAAAACAAAATAAACTCTCCCTCTGCTCTCGAAGCTTGGCGTACGGCCAACCGGTTCTACAAGGAAGGCCAGGAGCAGTTCAACAACACCTTTCTTAGACGACTTGTCAAACTTGCCGATGACACCGGGACCGGAGCGGAGAATATAGCCCCCGCTATCTTCCAGCCGGGACAGGTGTCCAAGGTCCGCAAGGTTAAACGGGCTTTGGGTGAAGGGTCGGAGGAGTGGAACAAGATGCAGGGATTCTTCGCCCAACATTTGATGTCCAAGTCTACAGATGTAAATGGTAACGTCATTGGTAAGCGTTTGATGAACAATCTCAGTGGTAAACCTAACTCCTTCGGTGAACCTCTTCTTCGTGAAGTCCTCAGTGAGTCTCAGATTCGAGAGATAAAACTCTTCGCCACAGTGCTTCAGGAATCGCAGCGGAAGCAATCAGAGGGTGCAGGCCGTATGCTTATCCAGTTGACTCAAGCCGGGGCGGTAGGGGCACTAGCCACAGGGAATGCCACCCTTCCAGCAGCCACCATCATCCTCGGTCCTCCCCTTCTAAGCAAACTTATGCTTAATCCAACCACCTCTCGCCTTCTTACCACTGGAATTCAAACCCCAGCTTCCGGAAAGGTAGCGGCTGGTGTTATGTCTAGACTAGTAGCTGCAGCAGAACGAATTCACCAAAGAACCCAAGGAGAGTAGTATGGATTCAAAACATGAAGGTGGTAATACTTACAGCAGACATTGCGAGGAGCATAGTGGATGTATGGCACGAATAAAATCATTAGAGGCTAGGGGTAGAATATGGGATACAATATACACTGACCTACAGAACAAGATGAATATAATACTGGGGGGTGTTGTAGTCTCCTGTGTAGCTTTGATTGCAAACCTTATTGTTCTTTTGTCGGAAGGAAAATGATGATCTAGACTGGAGCAATGATACAACACACGCACCAACAAATACCTGAGGGAGAATAATAATGGGAGATTTAGTAGTTATACCTCTATTGAAGTTTTTTTTTGTGGATGGAAATGGGGATCCGGCAGCAGGGGCAAAACTGTATTCCTATGTTAATGGAACTACAACCCCAAAGGCCACATACACGGATGGAACAAAGGGAACCCCAAACACAAATCCTGTCATCCTTGATTCCGCTGGAAGGGCTGATGTTTGGATTGATCCTGCTGATGGTTTATACCGGTTTGTTCTTATATCCTCCGACGATGTTCCAATCTTTGACGTTGATGATATATATGCAGCCCCTGGGTTAAACAACACCGCAATTCAATCCCAATTAAATTCACTTGGGCGACAAATAGGAGAACCGTTCGCCCTATTCGACAACATAACCGGAGTTTCTGCACCTGATAATTCAGGCACTATAAAATTTATCAAACTGACCGCAGGATTAACGGGTGCAGGAGCGTATAATGAGGGCCTTCTGACGAACGAATCAGTGACCGGCACAGCCCCGCTTGTGGCGGCCACGGCCGAAATTGCAACAGGTTCACTCGCCGGGCAGACTGTCCACCTTATGAACTCTGAAGGATCATTTTTGAGGGCAGGAACAACCGCTGGTGTGTTACAACAAGACCAGATCCAGGGCCATTGGCACAACCAGCACGAACTCACTGGGCCAACCGCTGACTTTGTAGGTGGGTCATCCGCTGATTATGGTTTAAACACTTTGGCAACCGGAAGCTCAATAGCCACGGTTCATGAAGCCCGTACAGACGGAACTAACGGAACAGTGAGGTTCGGTACTGAAACCAGGGCAAAGAACGTTTCAGCAACAGTTTATATGAGGATAGTATAATGCCATACGCAAAAGACGATAAGATAAGCACCCAGCCCATTTCAGGCGGTATTGAAATCACCGAGTCAGAATATCAGCAGGCCTTAGAAGCCAAACTGAATGGCCAAGAAGTCAAGGTTCAATCAGGGACTTTGAAGATTCTGAGTTTTGAAAAACGGTCGGTATGGTCCACCTCTGATAAATCCAAAATGGGTATTTCAATTGATGAGGATGTGCCGGACGGCTACGTGGATATTGAACCAGGGGAGTTTGATGAATGGGATGGGGTCCAGTGGGCTATCAATCCAGAGACCCATAAAAAAGCCCTCAAAGCCCAATACTGGCAAGAGTATCTTGATTATCTGGATCTTGGGTTTGAGTTCAGAGGGGTTCTCTACCAATGCGCACCAGATGATATTGATGATTGGGAGAAGCTTAAAACCTACATTGAGTCCCTTCCCGGAGAAACAGTGACGCAGCTTAGGGCCGCCGACAACAGTATGAATGACATCACCATTGCTGATTTTTTGGTACTTTTTGTCCCGGATTTAGGGCAGCACGTCATGGAAGCGAGACGGGCTTATTGGGCCAAAGTGGACGCAGTATAGTCAAACAGCAGTAGAGAGCCTACACTAACCTTTCTTCAGCGATCCCCACTTCTTTCCTTCCTTGAAGTCTATCTCCAGGGGGACTAGGAAGTGGGGAGGGGCGGAAGCCTCAAGTTCCACTTTCACCCTACTTTTAGCCAGGGGAGCAATGTCTTCTCCCATCTCCCAGACTATATCATCGTGAATCTGGATGAGAGGTCTAACTGGTCCAAGGTCTAATTCCTCCAATTCCCTGTAGATGGGGACCAGTCTCCCCATCCCTTCTTTGATAATGCCTTGAGCGCCCATCTGAATTGGGGCGTTTCCCGCTTGTCTCTCAGCCTCAATCCGACTCCATTTGTTTGTCGACTTTATTCCCGGAATATATCGGATGCGCCCCCACATATCCCGGACGTATCCGTGGCGCTTGGCGTACTCTCCGTTTGACTTCATGTAGGCTGCAATACCAAAGTAAATCTCAAACCATGCCTTGACCATCTGGCGGCAGTCGTCAAGGGAATGAATGGTACTTCCTCCCGTCACCAGTTCTCGATGAAGACCTTCGGCTGTAATAAGATTGAGGATACCAAACCCAACTCTCTTCGCCGGGTATCGGTGCTTCTTCTCATCTACCTGGGACAATGGAATCCCGAACATTTCACTGGCCGTAATTGCGTGTATGTCTTCTCCGTTTAGGAAGATGGAGATCATCTTAAGATCTTTAGCTTCACTGGCTGCCACCCTCATTTCTACCTGGGAGTAGTCACCAGAAACTAGGATGCAGTTCTCCTCCGCCTCATAGCAGTCCCGGACCATCCGGCCTTCACTGGATCTAACCGGTTGGGCCATCAGATTGGGCTTTGATGAAGAAAGTCGTCCGGTAGCCACTCTCGTCATCCGGATTGTGGTTCTTATTCTACCATCATGGGATACCATCTTAGGAATTGCATCAGCGTAGCTGGACTTCAGCTTGGCGTAACCACGCCAGTCTATGATGTCCTGTACCACAGGGTGTAGGGGGAGGTAACGCTTCAGAATGTCGTCAGCGGTGCTTTCTTTTCCGCCCTTTTTTGCCTTATGGCTCCCCCCTTTATCCTGTAGTCTAAGTTTGTGGAAGATTAGGTCTGTCATCTGTGGTGCTGAGTTTGGATTTAGGTTGACCCCAGACGGGAAGTGGTGTCCAACTAAGGCTTGAATCTTTCGCTGGATCAAATCCATCCGTGACTGAAGATAGACACTGAGATTAGCGAAGGATTCCAGATTAACCTTCATCCCGTTAGCCATCATGTCCACCACCATGGGCATCGCCTTCATATCACGCCTGAGAGTACCCTCCAACCCCAGGGAAACAATCCTAGCCCATAAACCTGGGTACACTCGGATAGTGGCGTCTGCATCCCTCGCCGAATAGTAGACCGCATCTTCCCTATCAATGTCGCACAGTTCCCCCTCCGTAAGCGGTCCGAGGATTTCCTCCACGACCTCCTTCCCTTCCTGTATTGCCTTCCATGAGTCCCAGGGGTCAGCTTCTCCCGCCTCCACCGCCTTAAGGATTCTGGTGATCTTTCGGATAATATTCTGTGGCGTGCGTACATACGGTTCTCCCTTCTTCCACTCCAAGACCAGTTCGGGGTCTGGGTAGGTGAGTGTGGCTGCTGTCT